CCACCTAACCCAGCAGTGCCAGGAATAAAAGTAACCGTTACTAACTAAAATCTAAACTAACGTCAAACACAAGAAGAACTGACCTTAACCGGTTGGTTCTTCTTTTTTTATTGCAAGAAAGAAAGTGTGACACGATAAATGTAGTGCTATAAAACCAGCCAACTAGGCATTAGACTTACCTGGAAGGCAGGTTTTTTTTGCTATCCTCCAAATTAAAGTCACTATTGCAAATAAATCTTCTTAAAAATATGTTATAATTTACCTATGGAAGTTAATTGATAAGGATAAGTTTATCTATTATGTATAGAAAATTCTATCAGTGAGGGGGTCATTGCCATGGCGGGCAATCGTTCTTTTACCGACTATGTCAGGAGTAGGTTTTATAACGAGCTTTACTCAGCCATAGAAGTTTACGTAGAAGAAAACGTAGATAGCTTGGATCTAGACCTGCGTAATGTGCGAAACGTGGGCGAGGTCTTTCTCACAGATATGGAAATAAAATTTGTATCGGTCAATGACCTTCCGGATATGAAAATTGAGTTTGATGTAGTTGTGGAAGCTGAAATTGAGGTTACTGAAGGTGACTATCATTATGATGATTTTGACCAATGCTATCAGTGGTTTTTACTTTGCTGCGTCGGCGATTTGGAATGCAGCCTGGATGATTTTAAGATTACCGGTATCAGCATATACAGTCAAAGAAACAAGATGCCCAAACCGCTGTCAGATGCTCTCGTTCCATATATTCATAGCGAAGAACTAGATAATGTAGCTACTGATTTTCTGCGCAGGCATTACCCTAAGGCCTTAAAAACACCCATGGCAGTGGACCCATTAAAACTTGCCGAGAAAATGGGGCTTGATGTAAAAATAAGACATATCACAAAAGATTTATCCATCTTTGGTCAGGTTTATTTTCACGATACTGAGGCTAAAATTTACGACCCTGATAAGGATGAGATGGTAATAACATCAGTTAATGCCCGAACAATCTTCGTTGACCCAAAAGCCTACTTCTTGCGAAACTTAGGCGCAGTCAATAATACCATAGTCCATGAGTGTGTCCACTGGGACAAGCACAGAAAGGCTTTTGAACTGGAGCGCTTGTATAATAGTAGCGCTACTAAAATCAGATGCCAAGTTGTCGGCGGCATAAAAGATGGCGAAAGGGATGCCACCGATTGGATGGAATGGCAGGCTAACTCCCTTGCACCAAGAATTCAAATGCCCCTTGGGATGTTTAAAACTAAAGCCTTTGAACTTATTAGAGAATATCGCAAAGAACTTGGTACAGATGAACTGATAGATGTATTAGAGCCGGTCATCGATGAATTAGCTGCCTTCTTTTGTGTTTCCCGCCTTGCAGCTAAAATTCGCATGATTGATGCCGGGTATGAAGAAGCCACTGGAACTTTTACTTACATAGACGGGCGCTACGTAAGGCCTCACCGATTTAAGAAAGGGATACTAGAGAAAAACCAGACCTTTTCCATTGGTGCAGAAGATGCGGCAATTCAAGGTCTTACCAATCCTACATTGGCTACCCTTATAAGAGATGGCAGTTACCAATACGTAGATGCACATTTCGTTTTAAACCATCCAAAGTATGTAACCGTAAATCTATTTGGCGAAACAGTACTGACTGATTATGCTAGAACTCACATGGATGAGTGCTGCCTAATTTTTGATTTATCGGTCAGGTCCGGCTGCAAAGAAAAATACCATACCGAATGTTTTCTAAATAGAGATGAAACATCTCCCATCGCTTTTGATGTAGTTTACGGGAAAGGTTATCAACACGCCCCTAGAGAAAAACAAAACCAGCTCCTTGCAGATAAACTCATGGAAGAAAATCACATTTACAGCCAGCTGCCTACCAACTATCACACCTGCCTTCAAATAGTTCGAGAATGGAAAGACGTAACCTTTGAAGAATTAGCTGAAAGAACCTTAATTAACGAGCGCACTATCCGACGCATTGTTAATGGAGAATCACAAGGATCGCTTAATTCGTTGATTTTAATTTGCCTTGGCCTACACCTTCCACCTAGAATTAGCAACCATATTATTAGCAATTCTCCTTTCCGATTAAACTTTCATAGTAACAATAGCCATATCTGGTATGATTTTGCACTGACATACCTTTACCCCCAATCAATGGATGAAATTAGGACGTTTTTGTTGCAACAGGGTGCTGACCCGTTATAAAATAATTTCTTAAAAAGCGGGCACCAGATGTCCGGTTTTTTTATGCCTAAATTCATAAGAGCCATACATGAATCCAACCAGGGTTTGTGTATGGCTCTTTTTTTGTCTATTTTTAAGTATTTGACACTCCAAAACTTCAGTTGTTGCCTACTTTTCCGGGCATGAAGTGTCCGACACAGCTCCCCATTTATTACCTAAAATTATGATAGGGACACAAAGAAACAAGCCTATACTAAATTTTGAAGCTAAAAGGCAAGCCGTTTAAAAAAAAACGGTGAGTTTTTTGGCTACTTGTCATGCCCTTTTCTCATCGGGAAAGGGGCTTATTTTATGTGCAGGCAGTATAAAACCAGTAAAAAGAATCGCACTAATTACATCTACTACACTGCTGATGGGACAAAGATAGTTATTGCTCCAGGTGAAGGTGGCGCCAGTACCACGGATATTGAGCTATTACACACCATGGATGATGAGGAAGTAGACGAGCAGCGCAGATACAACTATCGCATTACAGCTAATCTAGATGGATACCAGGACGATGAAGGTACAGGGGCAGATGACCGCAATCAATATTTAACAGATTATAGCTATAACCCGGAAAGAGTCTATTTAGAAAAAGAAAAGGAAGCGGAACATCTGGCTACCTTAGAAAGGCTTACTAAGGCTATGGGGCACTTAACCGCAAAACAAAAAGAACTGTTTAAGAAAAAATATGTAGACCAAAGAACAAACACAGATATTGCCAATGAGGAAGGTGTAAGTGAGGCTGCCATCCGGAACCGACTTAAGAAAATGCACACAAAACTAAAAAAATATCTTACCTAAAATAGGGGGTTCGAAGGAGCCCTCTTTTTCGCATATAGGTGAGGGGTAAAAATTGCCCTCAGAAAGGAGATGGAAAATATGAGTCTTAAACACAAAGTCACCATCAATGTAGCAAAACCCGGTGGCGAAAAGAGTCCGGTAATTCAAAGCAGACTTCTTAATTGGCTACTTGGTAAAAACGTAGACCTACTTGTAGTTACACCAGGGGATTCCGTTGAGACGGTGGAGATTAAGGAAATCAAGGGAAGGGGTGAAGACCATGGGTAAAACCAAGCTGCTACTAGATTTAGTAGAGGATTTACGCTCTTTGGCAGATAGTATCCAGGCGGTAGCAAAGGCCGTAAAAGAAAAGGAAGTAGATTCAACCCGGACTAAAGAGCCAGAGCCCACCCCGGAGCAGATTACATTGGAAGAAGTTAGGGCAAAACTTGCGGCACTAATGCAAAATGGCAAACAGGCAGAGGTGAAGGAGCTGCTTAAAAAGCATGGTGGTAAAAAGCTATCAGATGTTCCAAAAGAAAGCTACCCAGCACTTCTTAAAGATGCGGAGGCGGTATAAATGGCAGAACATGCATTGCTCTCTGCCTCCGGTGCTGGGAGGTGGCTCAGCTGCCCGTCGTCGGCTCGGCTAGAAGAGGCGGTAGAGGAAGGAGAAAGCGAATACGCACGAGAAGGCAGCTTTGCTCACAGCCTAGCAGAACTGTATCTTGCATACTACCTAGACTTAATAAAGAAAAGTAAGTTTAACAAAAGGCTTAAAGAATTAAGGCAAAACTCCTTCTATAGCCAGGAGCTAGACGATTATGTAAAAGTCTATGTGGACTTTGCCATGGAAAAGATTAACGAAGCAAAAGCCCGCACTAAAGATGCAGTAGTGCTGCTGGAAGCCAAACTTGATTACTCATCTTGGGTGCCTGAAGGCTTTGGCACGGGGGATTTAGTTCTGGTAACCGATGATGTGCTTGAAGTAATAGATTTCAAATTCGGTCAGGGTATCCCTGTCTCGGCAGTGGACAACCCGCAGATGCGGCTTTATGCCTTAGGTGCTCTAAACCAGTTTGGCTGTTTGTATGACATAAACACTGCCTGTATGACCATCGTGCAACCTCGGTTAGATAGCATCAGCACCCATGAGATGACAATTGACGACCTTATGCACTGGGCTAATAGCACAGTCAAGGAAACTGCGGAAAAGGCTTTCAAAGGTGAAGGAGATTTTAATCCAGGAGAACATTGCAGGTTTTGCCGAGTAAGGTCAACCTGCAGGGCAAGAGCGGAAGAGAACATGAAACTGGCCTGTTACGATTTCAAACAGCCGCCTTTGCTAACAGATGATGAAATAGTGGAAGTGCTGGATGCAGCAGATGAATATATGAAGTGGATTTCTGATGTGCAATCTTACGCACTAGACCAGGCGGTCAATAACGGTAAACAGTGGCCTGGCTACAAGCTGGTGGAAGGCAGAAGTTATCGAAAATATGTGGACGAGGCCAAAGTGGCAAAGGCGCTAATTTCTGCCGGATACAGCGAAGATGTGATTTATGAAAAAGTCCTGTTGGGTATAACCAAAATGGAAAAAGCGGTAGGAAAGAAACAGTTTAATGAGCTACTGGCGGGGCTAGTAGAAAAGCCTCCGGGTAAAGTGAAGTTAGCGCCGGATGCGGACAAGAGACCAGCGATTAAAAGCACTGCTGAAATAGATTTTAAGGAGGAATTGTAATGAGTACAAAAGTTGTAACTGGAAAAGTGAGATTTTCATATGCAAATGTGTGGGAGCCACAAAGTGTTAATGGAAGTGAGCCCAAGTATTCTGTAAGTTTAATTATTCCAAAAAGTGATAAGAAAACACTAGAAAAGATTAAGGCAGCCATTGAAGCAGCCAAGCAGGAGGGGCTTTCCAAACTGGGCGGCAGGATACCTGCCAATTTAAAAACCCCACTTAGGGATGGAGATACCGATAGACCTGATGATGAGGCTTACGCAAACAGCTATTTTGTAAATGCCAACAGCTATGTAAAGCCTGGTATCGTGGATAAAAATGTAGAGCCTATCTTAGACCAGACAGAATTCTACAGTGGTTGCTATGGCAGGGCATCAATAGTTTTCTACGCCTACAACGTCAACGGCAATAAAGGGATAGCTTGTGGACTTCAAAACCTTCAAAAGCTAGAAGATGGAGAGCCCTTGGGCGGGCGTGCCAGACCTGAAGATGATTTTGGAGCCATAGAAGATGATGACATTTTAGGATGAGAATATTATCTATTGACCTAGAAACGTATAGCAGCGTAGACCTTGCCAAATGTGGGGTTTACGCTTACACCCAAGCAAAAGACTTTGAGATATTGTTACTAGCCTACGCTTTTGATGACGAGCCGGTAGAAGTCATAGACCTGGCCAGCGGTGAAGAGATTCCTGATAAAGCGATAAACGCCCTAACAAACCCTAACATAATCAAATCCGCCTTTAATGCTAACTTTGAAAGAACCTGTCTGGCCAAACACCTTAACAAACCGATGCCGCAAGAACAGTGGCGATGCAGCCAGGCCCACTCTCTTACGTTAGGCCTTCCTGCAAGCCTTAAAGAAGTAGCCAGGTGTTTGAAACTCTCTCAGCAAAAGATGGATGAGGGGAAAGCGCTAATTAGATACTTCTCTATGCCCTGCAGGCCCACTAAAGCCAATGGCGGCAGGACCAGAAACCTTCCCTGCCATGACAGAGGAAAATGGGAAACCTTCAAAACCTACTGTAAACAAGATGTGGTGGTGGAGCGAAGTATCCGTAAAAGGTTAGAAAACTATCCCATGACAGATAAGGAATTAAAACTGTGGTATTTGGACCAGAAGATAAATGACTTTGGAGTAAAGGTAGATACAACGCTGGTTAAAAACGCCATCCAGTGTGATGAAATTTATCAAAAAGAATTAATGAATGAAGCTACAGAGTTAACAGGACTTGAGAACCCCAACAGCCCAACCCAGCTAAAAGGCTGGCTTAAAGATAACTACAACCTTGAAGTAAAAAGCCTTTCCAAAACGAAAGTAGCAGAGCTATTAGATGAAATTGATAACCCTACCGTTAAACGGGTCCTGGGGCTTCGGCAAGAGATGTCCAAAACCTCGGTCAGAAAATATGAGGCTATGGATCGGGCTATGGGAAAGGACGAGCGGATAAGGGGGCTATTGCAGTTTTACGGAGCATCGACTGGGCGGTGGGCTGGCAGGCTTGTTCAAGTCCACAACCTTCCTAGAAACAACATGAGCGATTTAGACCTGGCTAGGAATCTTCTTAAAGCTGGAGATTATGAGGTTTTAGAGCTGCTCTTTAACAGTGTGCCGGATGTCTTATCCCAACTTGTAAGAACAGCCTTTATACCATCAAAGGGTCATCGTTTCATAGTATCTGACTTTAGTGCCATCGAGGCTAGGGTAATCGCATGGCTTGCCGGAGAAAAGTGGGTTATCGATACCTTTAAGGACCACGGCAAGATTTACGAAATGACTTCCAGTAGAATGTTTGGGGTGCCTATGGAGCTTATCGTAAAAGGCAATCCCGAGTATGAGCTTAGGCAAAAAGGGAAAATTGCCACTTTGGCCTGTGGTTATCAAGGCAGTGTTGGAGCCTTAAAAGCTATGGGCGCCTTAAACATGGGACTTAAAGAAGACGAGCTGCCGGGCATTGTTTCAGCCTGGCGAAAGTCTAACCCTAATATCGTAAAGCTGTGGCAGAATGTAGAGGATGCAGCTATAGGAGCCGTAAAAGACAGGACTTCAGTTACTATGCAGTATGGTCTTAAGTTCTACTTTAAATCAGGAGTGTTGTTTATTAGACTTCCCTCCGGTAGAAGTTTGGCTTACGTCAGACCTAGGATTGAATTAGATACACGGTTTAACAAAGATAAGCTGACCTATGAAGGAATGGAGCTAGGCAAATGGCGCCGCATAAGCACCTACGGCGGGAAGCTCACAGAAAACATCATTCAGGCAATCGCCAGGGACTGTCTAGCAGAATCCCTTTTAAGGCTAGATAAAGCCGGATATAAAATTGCATTCCACGTTCATGACGAGGTAGTGCTGGATGTCCCCTGTGGCTTTGGGAACCTCAAAGAAGTGGAAAAAATCATGAGCGAGGATATCAACTGGGCACCGGGACTGCCACTTCGGGCAGAAGGCTTTGAAACAGATTATTACATGAAAGATTAAGGAGGAATTTATAAATGAACGAATTGAGAGTTTTTAACCATACAGAGTTCGGCGAGCTTAGTGTTTTAGTTGTTGAAGGTAAAGAATATTTTCCGGCAACGGAGTGCGCAACCATATTAGGATACGCCAATCCGAGAGATGCAATATCTAGGCATTGCAGGAGAGAGGGGATCGTGAAACACGACGGGGTCTCAATAACCACAAACCAATATGGTACTTCAACGAAACAGATAGTTGAAAAAACATATATTACCGAGGGAAACCTTTACCGCTTAATTGTCCGCTCCAACTTACCTGCAGCGGAGCGATTTGAAAGATGGGTGTTTGATGAAGTACTGCCTTCCATTAGAAAATATGGCATGTACGCCACAGATGTCCTTATTGATGAAATGCTAGGTAACCCGGAATACGGAATAAAACTGCTTACCGAATACAAAGAGGCCAAAGAAAGAGCCAAACAGCTAGAACTGGAGAACGCCCAACACAAACAGATTATCGGAGAGTTACAACCTAAAGCATCCTATTACGATTTGATTTTACAGAATAAATCTCTGATGCCAATAAGCAAGATTGCTAAGGATTACGGCATGTCCGGTAGAGCCATGAACAAACTGCTTCACGAATTAGGAGTGCAGTATAAGATGGGTAACACTTGGCTTTTGTATCAGGAGTATGCGGATATGGGTTATACCCAATCAAAGACCCATGCTATTGATGCCGAAAAAAGTGTGATGCATACCTACTGGACGCAAAAAGGCCGATTGTTTCTCTATGACCTTTTGAAAAACAAGAAAGGGCTATTACCGGTAATTGAACGCCAAATCGCTTAGGGAGGGAAGAAAACTATGGACAAGATAAATCCTTGCCATTACAAGATGGGCGGCATAGAAACTATTGATTTTATCAAGGCCAAGCTCACCGAGGAGCAATTTAAAGGCTACCTAGCGGGGAATGTCATTAAGTATCTTTCTCGCTTTGAGCATAAAGCCGGAGAAGAAGACCTGCAAAAAGCCCGCTGGTATTTAAACCGATTGTTGGTGCAAAGGAAAAGACCCATCATCTATGTCTGCTCTCCCCTACGAGGAGATATTGATAGAAACATACAAAAGGCCATCGGCTACTGCCGGTATATTTACAGCCGGGGCGGCATCCCGTTAGCACCACATGTCATCTTTACCACTTTTCTGGATGATGAAATCCCCGAGGAGAGAGCAGCTGGTATAGAGCTGGGTTTAGAGTTGTTGGCTAAATGCGATGAGCTTTGGGTTTTTGGAGAGAAAATCTCTCAAGGGATGTCTTATGAGATTACAAGGGCCAAAAAGCTGGGGATTAGGATAAGAAGGTTTAACGAAAGGTGTAAGCCTTTGGAGGTGGTGGCTGGTGATGCAAGAGGAGACTAGTAATAAAAAAGTCAAGCCCTCTTTCAAATACGACGGAGTTTTAACTATTGCTACCGGAAGGAGCCGTAAGGAGCTGGAGTGGAAAAACCGGGAGATGCTCTGGTCAGAGCTGGTGAAGAAATTAAGCGCTACTACCAGAACCCATGAAAGCTGCAAAGAGTATAAAAAACTCCCCAAGGTGGAAAAGGATAGGATTAAGGACGTTGGAGGATTTGTAGGTGGCACATTAAAAGGAGGCAGGAGAAAGGCAGACTGCGTAGTCTGGCGGCAGATTGTTACACTGGACGCTGATTTTGTAAAAGGGGATTTATGGGCAGGGGTAGAGGTGATGTTTGGCCGTGGCTGCTGCATGTATTCTACCCACAGCCATACACCTTCGGCACCGAGGCTTAGGCTTGTCATCCCCCTTAAAAGGCCAGTATCCCCTGATGAGTACCAAGCGGTATCAAGACGTATCGCCGGGGATTTGGGCATCGACTTCTTTGATGATACCACCTATGAAGCTCATAGGCTTATGTACTGGCCTTCTACTTCCGAAGATGGTGAATTTATCTTTAAATATCTAGATGAAGAATGGGCAGACCCGGATGAGATATTGGCCAGATATCCAGATTGGAAAGACCCATCCTATTGGCCGGAGTCCTCCCAGACTAAAGCTGAACGCAAGAAACTGGCTGATAAGCAGGGCGATCCCAGGGAAAAGCCCGGTATAGTTGGTGCCTTTTGCAGGACCTACACCATAGCCCAAGTTATCGAGAAGTTCTTAAGCGATGTCTATGCACCAGGCGATGACCCCAGCCGCTATACCTATATACCCGGAAGCACTGCAGGTGGTTTGGTCCTTTACGATAGAGATAACTTTGCCTACTCTTACCATGCTACAGACCCTATATGTGGAAAGCTTTGTAATGCCTTTGATTTAGTAAGACTTCATAAGTTTGGCGATTTAGATGATGATGCAAAGGAAGGTACACCAGTAAATAAGCTGCCATCGTATATGGCTATGCAGGAGCTTGCTGAAAAGGATGAGATGGTAAGAAAGACCTTAGATGAAGAAAGACTGGCTGCTATGGATAGGGATTTTAAAGGTGAAGAAGTGGACCCACAGGATATGTTCTTTGAAAAGAGACGATTTATTCCCATGTATCTTGCAGACTGGTTCTTAATGCAGCATGAAGCGATAGTCATTCAAGATGAACTCTACATCTATGAAAACGGCAGGTATGTAGACGGGGATAGAGTGTTTAGGGAAAAAGCTACTAATGTATTAGGACCAGAGTTTCAAACTAACAGGCTAAATGAAGCCTTAAACTACATTAAAAATACAGTGCTAGAAGTGCATCCCAACGAAGCAGCAACTACAGGAGAGTATCTTAATGTAAGAAACGGCTTGTTAAATCTTGAAACATTAGAGTTTGTGCCCCATACACCAGAGCTTCATACCATCATACAGCTGCCGGTAGAATACAATCCTGATGCTAAATGCCCGGCGATAGATAAGTTTTTAAACATGGTGGCAAAGGACAGCATTCCGGTAATCGAAGAGATGCTGGGCTACTGCTTAATTCCCAGCATGAAGTATGAAGCTACATTTCTCTTATACGGCGAAGGCGGTAATGGTAAAGGGACACTAATTGCCCTTATTGGAGAGTTATTTGGAAAGGACAACACTTCAAATATTGCGCTGCAGTCACTGACTGAAAATAGATTTTTAACAGCTGAACTCTTTGGCAAGATGGTAAATCTCTATGCTGATATTCCAAATAGAATCGTAGAGGACTCATCTCTTTTTAAGACACTAACCTCGGGGGACAGCGTCCAGGCAGAGAAAAAGCATAAGCCGCCGTTTAGTTTTTGCAATAGAGCTAAATTAATCTTCAGCGCCAATGAACTGCCATCATCAAGGGACAACTCTGAAGGCTACCATAGAAGATGGATCGTCATACCATTTAACAATAAATTTAATGACAGAGAATTAAGACAGAGCTTATTTTGCAAAGAAGAGCTAGAAGGTCTTCTCATAAAAGCCATCAAGGGATTAAAAAGACTTAAAGCTCAGGACGGCTTTTCAGATATTGCAAGCGTTAAACATATGAGCGAAAAATACAGAGAAAAAAGTGACAGTGTATATAAATTCTTAAAAGAGTGCTGCATTTTAGATCCTAAAAGTATGGTGGGTAAACAAGAGCTCTATGACACCTATAGAAGGAAATGCGGAGATTGGGGTTGCTACCCTGTCAATCAATCCAACTTCAACAACAAAGTAAAGACTGTCTACTCTAATGTAGCAGAGTATAGGAGAACACCCCCGCGCAGATGGAAAGGGCTAAAACTCGACCCTAAAACAGATGAAATGGTGGACGGGTAGATGAAAATTAACCTTTACCCGTCCACCCAAAAAGTGGAAATGTGGACGGGTAGAGATACAGAGGTGGACGGGTGGTGGACGGCTCCAAAGCCCCATACCTCAAGGCTGTGGACGGGGTGGACACCTTTTTCTTATATCTTTCTATATAAAAGAAATAGAGATATATAAGGGTATATATAATGCCTAAATAGTGTTTATAAAAAGAAGTGGAGTAAAGCCGTCCACCTAAAAAACAGGAGGGGAGAACACATGATTAAACAAGAAATCGTAGAAAAGATATACCGGGATGACCACGTGAGTTTTGTAGAGATTGAAAAGATATTAAAAGAGCATAACTTTGACTATAAAGGCGACAGGGTAATACACCATGAGGGCTGCCCCCACCTTATAATCTGGGCTGGGTGGAATGAAGATGCTGTAGAAATAGTTGCGGGAGTACTAAGGGAAGAGGCCATATGCCTGCAAACCACACATAATCTGACCTATTTAATAGATGGAGGCGGCCTTGATTTGCCTATTGCAAAAGGGGTTAAAAAATATAAAAGAGACCATTGGCTTCCTATGGTACTAAGGACTGAAGAAAAATGCAGGAAAAACAAATAGAGGTTAGATTACAACGGGAGATAAAACGAAGGGGTGGAGCTGCTCTAAAATTCACTTCTCCTGGAATAGCAGGAGTGCCAGATAGGTTAGTGCTTTTACCTACAGGAAACGTGGTGTTCGTGGAGCTAAAAGCACCTGGCAAGAAGTTAAGGCCTCTGCAGCTAAAAAGAAAAGAGCAGCTGGAAAGCTTAGGCTTTAAGGTTTACGTCCTGGATTCGTATGCAGCAGTTGATGCTTTTGTCGAGGAGGTGACAGATTGAAGTATGTTCCTTACTATTATCAAAAATATGCCCTAGATTTTATCTTAAACCAGAAGGCAGCAGGGATATTTTTAGATTGTGGTTTAGGGAAAACAGTAATCACTTTAACTGCCATTGCCGAACTTATGCATAACCGCTTTGAAATAGCTCGACCTTTGGTAATTGCACCTTTAAGAGTTGCAGAGAGCATCTGGGATGTGGAAGCTAAGAAGTGGGATCACCTAAAACATCTACGCATCGCCAAAGTGCTAGGTTCAAAAGAAGAGCGCATCCAAGCCTTGAACACTGCTGCCGACATCTACGTCATAAATAGGGAAAACACAAAGTGGTTAGTTGATTACTACAAAAATAACTGGCCTTTTGACATGGTGGTGCTAGACGAGCTCTCCAGCTTTAAATCCCATAAAGCCCAGAGGTTTAAGGCACTTCGCAAGGTAAGGCCCTTTTGTAAGCGGGTAGTAGGCCTTACTGGCACTCCAGCTCCTAACGGGCTCATTGATTTATGGTCCCAAGTTTACCTTTTAGATAGCGGCAAAAGGCTTGGCAAAACCATAACCGGTTACCGGGAGCGCTACTTCTTGCCTGATAAAAGAAACCATAATGTAATTTTCACCTACAAACCCAAAGAAGGTGCTGAAGAAGCTATCTACAACAAGCTCTCCGACATCTGCATCAGTATGAAAAGTGGGGACTACCTGAACATCCCCGAGCGCATAGACAATATCGCAACAGTTGAGCTGCCGCCAAAGGCTATGGAGCAGTACCGAAAGTTAGAACGGGATTTACTGCTGCCGCTGCTTAATGGTGATGTGGTGGCGGGAAGTGCTGCGGTGCTGACTAATAAACTTTTGCAGATAACCGGCGGAGCGGTATACGACGAAGATGGCGGAGTGCAAGTTCTTCATGATGAAAAGCTAAAAGCTTTAGAGGATTTGGTAGAAGCAGCAAATGGCAAACCGGTTTTAATCTATTATGCTTATCGCCATGAACAGAAGCGGATACAAAAACATCTGGACTGCCGGGTGCTGGATAAACCTAAAGACATTGCTGATTGGAACAAAGGGGAAATACCGGTGATGCTGGCACATCCTGCCTCTGCTGGCCATGGCTTGAATCTCCAGGCAGGCGGCAGCACCATCATCTGGTTTGGACTTACCTGGAGCCTGGAGCTTTACCAGCAGGCTAATGCCCGCATCCACCGCCAGGGGCAGAAGAACATGGTGGTGGTGCATCATCTGGTAGCCAGGGGAACTATCGACGAAGACGTGATGCAAGTGCTGAAGAATAAAGAAGCTGGTCAAGAGGCACTGCTTAATGCAGTCAAAGCCAGAATTTATCGGGAGGTGAGTTAACCATGCAGGACTGCTTTGCTTACAAACACAATAGCTGCACTGCCTTAAAAGTTAGACAGTGTGAAGGCTGCAGTTTCTATAAAACCAAAGAGCAGTATGAGCTGGACCGACAAAAGGCAATAGAGAAAATCCTTTCCCTTGATGAGGATAAGAGAGATTACATTATTAAAACCTACTACGGCGGTAAATTGGAGGTGCTAGATGATGAAGGCTAAAGAATATTTGTCTCAGGCCTTGAGGCTGGATCATAGGATAAACAGTAAACTAGAGCAACTAGAAAATCTAAAGGCTTTGGCCATGCGGGTAACCACAAACTTTGCCCAAGAAAAGGTATCCGGCGGCAGAGAACTAAGGGGTCCTTTTGAAAACACTATGGCTAAGATCATCGATTTGGAAAATGAAATCAACCAAGAAATAGACCGGTTTATAAAGCTAAAGCAAGAAATAATGGAGACTATTTGCCAGGTGGAAGATGTGAATTGTCAATTGGTATTGGAGAAGAGATATATTAACGGTAGGTCTTGGGAGGATATCTCCCTAGAATTAGGCTATAGCAGAAGTGGGGTTTTTAGAATCCACAGTGAAGGATTAAAAGAAATCAACAAAATACTAAAAAGTGGACTAAAATGGACTAAAATGTAGTTAAAGATGTGATATAGTATAAAGTGTAGAGATATGAAAATGAAAGACATTTAAGTGAAGCCCCGGGAAACTGTGGGCTTTACTTTTTTAGGAGATGAAACCAAATGAAAAAATGTGCCTACCAAGGCTGCCTGCTTGAAGCAAAACCCGGCAGCCTTTATTGTAAATATCATGCCAGGATGATTGAGATAGAAGATAAATACCCGCAGTGGTTAAAGGACATGATCGAGCAAATGAAAATGGAAACAAAAAACAAGGCAAAAGTGGAATGTGGTAAATAAAACAAAAGCAGTTTCTTTATTGCACCGAAAGTTGATATTAAAATTAACTTGTTGAATAAAAATGGAACTCGGGGTATAATAGTATCAAATAGTCCGAGATAGTTAATAATAATATTAACTTGTGCGTATAATATGGAACTGGGGTGATTGGTATGATGTATTACGCGGATCTTTTAAAGCTGGAGGTTTTTAATCTTGCGGATGCCGAAAAAATTGTAGGGAGTCTGGAAAACGCAAAGGCCATACTAAATTCATATGCAAAAAAAGGCATCATTAAACGGGTGCGCCGAAATTTATATTACGCTGTTAATTTGGAAAATAAAGAAGCACCAGCAAATCGCTATTTGGTGGCAAGTAAAATAAATGATGGTGCGTATTTAACGCATCACTCTGCCTTCGAGGTGCATGGATTATCTCATCAGATAAGCTTTGTAGCTTATGTAGCTTCAAATCAAAGGATATCCGATTTCGAATTTGAAGGGGTTTTATATAAATATGTAAGAGGTGGGATAAATGAAGGCGTTATACGCTATCATCTAAACGAAGGGATCAAGATGACAGATCTTGAAAGGACTGTTATTGATTCAATGGATAGGCTCGATTATTGCGGCGGTCCTCATGAATTAGATGAGATATTAAAGATATGTCCGGTTTTAGATGAAGGCAAGCTATTTAATTATCTCAAAGCATATAATAAGCAAGTCCTATATAAAAAGGCCGGATACTTTCTAGAACGACATCAGCAATCTTTAGGAATATCAGATGACTTTTTAGCCGCTATTGAGAAACGGACTGGGAATACAAGAAAGTATTTAAGTGAGGAAGCGTTAAACGGCAATGGTGTTCTTATGAACCGTTGGGGTTTAATCGTGCCTAAAACTTTTCAAGTTAGGAATGATATATTTGTTTGAAGTGGATAGAAAATATTATCTTAGATTGTCAGAAAAAACAGGATTTCATAAAGACGTAATTGAAAAGGTTCACCGGTTAATCACCATATTAGAATTTATAAATGAAAATGCCTTTTTAAGGGACAGATTAGTTTTAAAGGGCGGTACTGCGTTAAACCTTACTGTCTTTAATTTGCCCAGACTATCTGTTGATATAGACCTTGATTTCCATTCCTATGATAGTAGAGATATAGTTCTTGAAGAACGGGGAAAAGTAAGGGAACTGTTACACGAATATCTAAAAAGAAGAGGATATGAGATATCAAAAAAATCAAAGGATTATTTTGCTCTTGAATCAATCGTAGCCCGCTTTCAAAACAATTCCGGCAACTACGATAATATAAAAGTGGAAATAAATTATTCGCTAAGGCATCATATATGGAAACCAGTGATGAGAAAAATAAACACAGAATTGTTTGGGCCAAGAGGAGAAATAAAAACCTTAAATGGTATTGAATTATTAGCTTCTAAAACCGCAGCGTTATATAATCGATTGGCAGCCAGAGATTTTTATGATTTGTATAATGTAAAAAGGTTTGGAATCGTCTCTGAAGATGAGTATGATGACTATTGTAAAGCGGTAGTGTTTTATGGTTCCATATCGGGGGAGGCGGCCAAGCTAGATTTTTCCCCTGCTCGTGTGGATGAATTGAAGAAGAAAACAGTGTATCAGGATTTGTATCCAATGTTGGTTAAAGGCCAAAGGCTTGAACTTGATTATGCTAAATCTGAAGTGAAGGAATTTCTAACTAACAGTATTTCCATAACACCTAGACATAAAGAATACCTACAGCAGTTTGCCAAAGGAAATTACAGACCGGAGTTATTGTTTTCCGGGGAAAAGTTAGAGAACATAAAGGGACACCCTACGGCGATCTGGAAGACTATGAATACAAGTAAAAAGAAATAAAAGTTAAGTAACTGTCAAGAAGCACATTCTTGATAAAGCCCTTGGGGATTGAATTTCTGGGGCTTTTTCTATGCCCAAAAATAGGAGTTGAAATGAAATGCCAAAGAAACCATTAAAGCCCTGCCGCTATCCTGCTTGTCCGGAGCTGACGGAGGGAAGGTACTGCGAAAAGCACCAAAAGGAAATAGACCGGGAATACAACAAAAGCAGCCGGCCTTATAAAAAACTCTACAACTCCAGCCACTGGCAGAGATTACGGAAGCATGTTTTAACAAAACAGCCTCTTTGCGTCATCTGCCTGAAGGGAAAAATAATCACCCCGGCAACAGTGGTGGACCATATAAAACCACACAAAGGCGATGTGAAGCTGTTCTTTGATATCAATAACCTGCAGCCTCTTTGCAAGTCTTGCCACGATAGGAAGACTGCTAAAGAAGATGGTCGTTGGAGGAGAAAAGTTTATACCTACTGATACAGTTTTTGTAGCAGATGATGCAGGGGTAGGGGGTATAGGCGATAAACCTTGACTTGAGGGGTTTTGCTGTTTCAGAAGACGTTAATAACAAACAAAAAAAGGAGGTACCTATTTTGGATATTCGAAAAATACCAATAGAAAAGTTAAACCCGGCTAAATACAATCCCAGAAAAGATTTAAAGCCAGGTGATCCGGAATATGAAAAATTAAAAAAGTCCATGGAGACCTTCGGCTATGTGGAACCCATTGTCTGGAACAAGCAGACGGGAAACATTGTAGGCGGTCACCAGAGATTAAAGATATTACAAGACCAAGGACATAGCAAGATAGAGTGTGTGGTGGTGGACCTAGATGAAACCAAAGAAAAAGCCCTAAATGTTGCTCTAAATAAAGTCAGCGGCGAGTGGGATCTGCCAAAACTTGCGGATTTAATCGGCGAACTAGATAACGGCA